TCTCCTAAGAAAGGTACTCAATCTCAGATAGCTCCTGATGTTGCTGGAGATGTAGATACTCCTTTAGATAATAAACAAAATATCATTGCTAGTAAAGGTGGAGAAGTTAGGTATGATAATACTACAACTAAACGATCTACTGTAGCTGAATGGGGTCAAGTTCCATTTGTAGGTGATGTTATTGGTTTAGCTACTGGAGCATACAATAAAATAGCTGATACTATAGATGCTGTACTCCATGATAAGAGGTATCAAGTCTATCTTGCATGTGAAGCTTTAGGTAATTTAATGCAGGATAAGATTTATGGTACAGGTTCAATGAGTCCTACTCAAGCATTGCAATACCTCAATATGATGAGATTGTATGCTGAAAGAGGAATAACTGTAGGAGCATTAGCTAATGCAGTTAAATCATTACTTAAAGGTCAGAAACCTAAGTTCAAATTTGGACCTTTGAACTTAGCTGACATGACTGGAGATAATGATACTCAGGAGTGGAATTATGGAGCTGAGTTAGCTAAAGGAGCAGTCACAGGAGTAGAAGATATTTATTACTATCGTAAGGATGGTACATGGAAAGCTCCACTTCAAGGTTATAAGGATATAGCTGGATTCTCATTAGATTCATCTCATTTATGGGATTTATCCATACAGAGAAATAAAGATGGTAATGATGGGTACTGTGTAGTACCTCCTACTCCATCATCCTCATTAGGTATGTATGCAGATCACTTTGAACCTGGATGGGTACCTGCACTTAGTTATGATTTTACTGACATTAAGGCTGAAGATAAAGATATCGATATGCCTAAGGGATACTCCAACATGAAGATTGTAAATAATCTGACTAAAATTGGTGATTTCTCTATGATGTTAGTAGATAATCAATTAGGTGAATGGGGAGAATGGCTGAGGATTATATCCAAAATTAGTGGATCTTTGCAGGATTCTTATGCTACTCCATATAAACATCTAACTTATGTATTTACTCTTTATGTACTTGATAGAGGTTCAGTTCAGAATCGAGCTCAGATACATGCAAGATATGTACGTAAGATGATTTGCAAGTTAGTGGATTATGAGGTACGATTAACTGGTGAGGAAGATCCTCAGATTGTAACTTATAATACTAACTGGCAAGTATTAGGTGAGTTAGATGATCAAAAAGAAGCTCAGGAGAAAGTAAAAGTATCTGATGGAATAAGATATACATGATATGCCTAGATTAATTAATGGTAAGATAAATGTATCTTCAGGACCTCAGCAAGTACAGAATCGACTGTTTACTGCTGGAGTTATCAGATCAAGGTCAGGTCCTGAGGGATGGAATGTTATACAGGATGTAGATAAGTTAACTGCACTTTATGATGGATGTGAGAATTTTGAATCTTACAAGAAGTTAGTAGAAGGTGGAGTTGATTTAATCTTATCTAAACAGTCTAATCCTGAAGGTTACCCTGATTATAGTATTCGATTAACCTCAAATGAGTCACTACCTGTAGTCTATCCTAGGTCAGATATTGACTATGATGCTTTACCTCAACTCAATACCGAGGAGGGCTTAGCTGATAAGTTGATATATGAAAATTACACATGTGCATACATCCTTAAATTGGATGATGTACTTGTAAAAGGTGACTACATAGTATTACCATTGTTAGCTAACTGGGTAAAAGGTTACAATCTTATCATATATACTGAAGGAACTATAGAAGATCTTGAAAAGTATCGAGATATATTCAAAATAGATCCTGATGTAGTAACTACAAGGAGTGAGCAGTTATTAGCTATAGGTGAACACTTAGCATCCTTAACTGTACCTTACTATGTAGATTACAGTGAGATTGATAATGGTATACTTAAATTTGAGTATATTGATGCTTATATCTTCAGAGAAGATACAAAATTGACTAATGGTGTATTAACTCGAGATTTTGATAGGAATCTCGATTTGATGGTAGCTACAACTAGAGATGAAGTATATGTTGATTTTACATCTAAGATTTATGGTCCTCGATATAAAGATATAGAGTTGAGTCTTAGGAAATTACCATTTTCTAATGATTATATACTTAAAGTCGGAATTGATGATTACATAGAATCCTGGAGAGTAGAATTCAATGGAGGTTCAGATCACTTCATAGAGGATGTTTTAGTAGATTCAATCCTAATTGGAGCTACTAAAGATTCAACTCCAAGTGAAGATTTAAGTGGAATTTATGGATATGTTAGGACTCAAGATCCTTTACCTTATGATATAGGATCAGAGTTAGCATACAGTCCATTCCATTTAGTCTCACCTTACTTAAGTGAAGGACTCGTTAGCGATATAGTAGGAGCATTAGCTTCTATGTGGATCTCTGACTTGAGTATAACTTTGGATTTAGTCAAACAGAAGTTACCTCAGTATGCTGATGCTATCGATTATGAGCTCAGCACTTACAGTTTACGTAAGATGTGGGAATCATTAGAGATGCAAGCATTGATTCTCTATATGATGATGGATGATGGCATGCAAGATATCTCATACATTAAGTGGATGAAAACTTATGTAATGGGATTCTACAAGGCTTATCTAATCACTACATTAGAGACTGAGGATGCACCTTATAAGTCAGATTTATTCCTTCTATTCCATCAGTCAATGAAGGATATTGAAGGTAATTCAATTTTATCATTTGTACCTACTCTCATAAAAATATATGATCAGACATTCTTAGGATCTATTAGAGATTTTATAGTATCTGATCCTGTAGATGTTGAGAATAGGAATGAATATGAAGTTGGAGATTATATTATTGAATTGAATCATTTGATTAGTACAGATCAAAAAGATGCAATTGAAAAGTTGATAGTAAGAGCATTTACTAAGAGACTTGATAATGCATTAGAGGATGTATTAAGTGTAGATGATTATCAGTCAATAATTCAAAGTCAGATAATTTCAACTATGCAGTTATGTCCTTTAATGGACTTCTGTAATGTAATTGAAATTGTTAAGACTGGTAATAATGCGATTCGGTTAAAATTGAGTCTTCGAGTAAAGAAGTACTCTACAGGAACTATAATAATGAACATAACAGTAAATTTAAAAGATTAAACAATGGGAGCTATTTCAAAAGTCATTAACTACGATAATATCGTAGAAGGTCAGACTGAGTTCCAGCGTCAGGACTACTGGATGATGGAATTTACTCGTATCCCTAGTGGTGTTTACTGGCCAGGTCAGGATTTGATCGATATCCGATGCAAAGCATTCGATCCTGGAATCAGTGATGACCCGACGATCTTAACTAATAAGATTCGTGGATACACTGTTAAACAGGCTGCTCGACCTGATGCAGTTGCAGGTACTGCTACCATGACTCTTGCTGACCGAGTAGATCAGTCTCTGAGCTACTTCATGGATCAGTGGAAGTTAGCAGGTGGTGACCGTGACTCACTTCAGGGTCTTGCTAAGGAATTCTACAGTGCTGAGATCAAGTTCACGTACTACAACATCAGTGAGACTCCAATTCGTGAGGTTATCCTTAAGAATGTCATGCCTCCTGCTGGTAGTCAGAATGAACAGGGTGCTGAGGATCCTGCTATCATGCCTGATTTGAGCTTGAGTCTGGAATATGAACATTTCGCAAGGCACTGGTTGAATCGTGGATGAACTTAACTTACATTAAATCATTCGCTTCTGAGAAGGCTGACCCATATGGGTCAGCCTTCTCAGAAGCGAATGATTTAATGTAAGTTAAGTTCATCCACGATTCAACCAGTGCCTTGCGAAATGTTCATATTCCAGACTCAAGCTCAAATCAGGCATGATAGCAGGATCCTCAGCACCCTGTTCATTCTGACTACCAGCAGGAGGCATGACATTCTTAAGGATAACCTCACGAATTGGAGTCTCACTGATGTTGTAGTACGTGAACTTGATCTCAGCACTGTAGAATTCCTTAGCAAGACCCTGAAGTGAGTCACGGTCACCACCTGCTAACTTCCACTGATCCATGAAGTAGCTCAGAGACTGATCTACTCGGTCAGCAAGAGTCATGGTAGCAGTACCTGCAACTGCATCAGGTCGAGCAGCCTGTTTAACAGTGTATCCACGAATCTTATTAGTTAAGATCGTCGGGTCATCACTGATTCCAGGATCGAATGCTTTGCATCGGATATCGATCAAATCCTGACCTGGCCAGTAAACACCACTAGGGATACGAGTAAATTCCATCATCCAGTAGTCCTGACGCTGGAACTCAGTCTGACCTTCTACGATATTATCGTAGTTAATGACTTTTGAAATAGCTCCCATTGTTTAATCTTTTAAATTTACTGTTATGTTCATTATTATAGTTCCTGTAGAGTACTTCTTTACTCGAAGACTCAATTTTAACCGAATCGCATTATTACCAGTCTTAACAATTTCAATTACATTACAGAAGTCCATTAAAGGACATAACTGCATAGTTGAAATTATCTGACTTTGAATTATTGACTGATAATCATCTACACTTAATACATCCTCTAATGCATTATCAAGTCTCTTAGTAAATGCTCTTACTATCAACTTTTCAATTGCATCTTTTTGATCTGTACTAATCAAATGATTCAATTCAATAATATAATCTCCAACTTCATATTCATTCCTATTCTCAACATCTACAGGATCAGATACTATAAAATCTCTAATAGATCCTAAGAATGTCTGATCATATATTTTTATGAGAGTAGGTACAAATGATAAAATTGAATTACCTTCAATATCCTTCATTGACTGATGGAATAGAAGGAATAAATCTGACTTATAAGGTGCATCCTCAGTCTCTAATGTAGTGATTAGATAAGCCTTGTAGAATCCCATTACATAAGTTTTCATCCACTTAATGTATGAGATATCTTGCATGCCATCATCCATCATCATATAGAGAATCAATGCTTGCATCTCTAATGATTCCCACATCTTACGTAAACTGTAAGTGCTGAGCTCATAATCGATAGCATCAGCATACTGAGGTAACTTCTGTTTGACTAAATCCAAAGTTATACTCAAGTCAGAGATCCACATAGAAGCTAATGCTCCTACTATATCGCTAACGAGTCCTTCACTTAAGTAAGGTGAGACTAAATGGAATGGACTGTATGCTAACTCTGATCCTATATCATAAGGTAAAGGATCTTGAGTCCTAACATATCCATAAATTCCACTTAAATCTTCACTTGGAGTTGAATCTTTAGTAGCTCCAATTAGGATTGAATCTACTAAAACATCCTCTATGAAGTGATCTGAACCTCCATTGAATTCTACTCTCCAGGATTCTATGTAATCATCAATTCCGACTTTAAGTATATAATCATTAGAAAATGGTAATTTCCTAAGACTCAACTCTATATCTTTATATCGAGGACCATAAATCTTAGATGTAAAATCAACATATACTTCATCTCTAGTTGTAGCTACCATCAAATCGAGATTCCTATCAAAATCTCGAGTTAATACACCATTAGTCAATTTTGTATCTTCTCTGAAGATATAAGCATCAATATACTCAAATTTAAGTATACCATTATCAATCTCACTGTAATCTACATAGTAAGGTACAGTTAAGGATGCTAAGTGTTCACCTATAGCTAATAACTGCTCACTCCTTGTAGTTACTACATCAGGATCTATTTTGAATATATCTCGATACTTTTCAAGATCTTCTATAGTTCCTTCAGTATATATGATAAGATTGTAACCTTTTACCCAGTTAGCTAACAATGGTAATACTATGTAGTCACCTTTTACAAGTACATCATCCAATTTAAGGATGTATGCACATGTGTAATTTTCATATATCAACTTATCAGCTAAGCCCTCCTCGGTATTGAGTTGAGGTAAAGCATCATAGTCAATATCTGACCTAGGATAGACTACAGGTAGTGACTCATTTGAGGTTAATCGAATACTATAATCAGGGTAACCTTCAGGATTAGACTGTTTAGATAAGATTAAATCAACTCCACCTTCTACTAACTTCTTGTAAGATTCAAAATTCTCACATCCATCATAAAGTGCAGTTAACTTATCTACATCCTGTATAACATTCCATCCCTCAGGACCTGACCTTGATCTGATAACTCCAGCAGTAAACAGTCGATTCTGTACTTGCTGAGGTCCTGAAGATACATTTATCTTACCATTAATTAATCTAGGCATATCATGTATATCTTATTCCATCAGATACTTTTACTTTCTCCTGAGCTTCTTTTTGATCATCTAACTCACCTAATACTTGCCAGTTAGTATTATAAGTTACAATCTGAGGATCTTCCTCACCAGTTAATCGTACCTCATAATCCACTAACTTGCAAATCATCTTACGTACATATCTTGCATGTATCTGAGCTCGATTCTGAACTGAACCTCTATCAAGTACATAAAGAGTAAATACATAAGTTAGATGTTTATATGGAGTAGCATAAGAATCCTGCAAAGATCCACTAATTTTGGATATAATCCTCAGCCATTCTCCCCATTCACCTAATTGATTATCTACTAACATCATAGAGAAATCACCAATTTTAGTCAGATTATTTACAATCTTCATGTTGGAGTATCCCTTAGGCATATCGATATCTTTATCTTCAGCCTTAATGTCAGTAAAATCATAACTAAGTGCAGGTACCCATCCAGGTTCAAAGTGATCTGCATACATACCTAATGAGGATGATGGAGTAGGAGGTACTACACAGTACCCATCATTACCATCTTTATTTCTCTGTATGGATAAATCCCATAAATGAGATGAATCTAATGAGAATCCAGCTATATCCTTATAACCTTGAAGTGGAGCTTTCCATGTACCATCCTTACGATAGTAATAAATATCTTCTACTCCTGTGACTGCTCCTTTAGCTAACTCAGCTCCATAATTCCACTCCTGAGTATCATTATCTCCAGTCATGTCAGCTAAGTTCAAAGGTCCAAATTTGAACTTAGGTTTCTGACCTTTAAGTAATGATTTAACTGCATTAGCTAATGCTCCTACAGTTATTCCTCTTTCAGCATACAATCTCATCATATTGAGGTATTGCAATGCTTGAGTAGGACTCATTGAACCTGTACCATAAATCTTATCCTGCATTAAATTACCTAAAGCTTCACATGCAAGATAGACTTGATACCTCTTATCATGGAGTACAGCATCTATAGTATCAGCTATTTTATTGTATGCTCCAGTAGCTAAACCAATAACATCACCTACAAATGGAACTTGACCCCATTCAGCTACAGTAGATCGTTTAGTTGTAGTATTATCATACCTAACTTCTCCACCTTTACTAGCAATGATATTTTGTTTATTATCTAAAGGAGTATCTACATCTCCAGCAACATCAGGAGCTATCTGAGATTGAGTACCTTTCTTAGGAGA